GCTGCTCTAGCATGGCAAACATATCCGCGATCCTTTTTTCTGATGCATCCGTCCGGCTGGCGCGCCGGATAAAGCGCGCCAGCTTTTCACGAATCGGACGGATGCATAAGGCGAGGCAGCCGGAGATGGTTACAATATTTCCCGCCGCAGCGCCTATGGTTTTTAATAGTTCTAATAAATCCATTCATCCGCCTCCCAACCTTCTGGGTCATTCCACGCAGGCGTCGGATTTTTCGCTGAGAAATCGGTCAAGCTGTGTTTTTGCATACGCTTCAATCGCGTCAAAAGCATTTTGTACAATCGAGGAGATCACACTGCGCGGAAAGAAAATCCGTATGGGTGCAGGCAGGATGCGGCAGAGAGCATCCACCACCCATTCAAATTTTTGACCTCCCGCCTTGGTGGTATCCGCAAAGGCCTTTTCCGCTTCGCCGATCAGCTGTCCAGCCTGCTGCTGAAGCTTGGTATTTTGCTTCCAATAGAGGGAGAGGCCGCCGAGTAGGACGAGGCCTGCCGTAATCAAAATTTTTAAAATCAATTCCCAGTTCAAAAAAGAACCTCCTTTTTATGATATTATTGCGGGATGTAGCCGGTGCGTTAAATGGAAACCTGCTCCCACATCGTTGGAGCCGTGCCCGGTATCCAGGTGCAGGGGGCCATATCCGACTTGCATAGCCACAGTTGATCCGCATAGCTGTAATACAGCCCGGCCTTGCAATCCATCCCATACACCCAAGGGATGGGGTCGGCCATTGTCCCAGCGTGTGCCGGTACAATCGGGCGGTAGACGGCCAGCATCCCCTCCGCATCTGGCGGGCGGTTATCGGTGGGCGTGTTAAGCACCCGGTACAGCTGGCCGTTGTAATTGACGATCATATCCCGCTTGCAGGACTGCCAATCCCACGCTGGGTACATCAGCGGCACTGTAACCGCTACATCCTCCGGCAGGGTTTGCGCAGCGGCACGGAGCAAGATCTCCCGCTGCTCTGCAAGCGCTTGGTTATGCGCACGCGATTCCCTGCCCAGCGCATTTATTTGCGCAATCATCTCTGCGTCTATCATCGGTCATCCCTCCTGTAAGATATATAGCGTGGCTTGAGTAAACATAGATGGGATAAGGTTAATCGAAAGATCTCCTATATCCCCCTCTGTCAATGCTCTCGAAATATCTGCACATATTACAAATCCATCTAGTGGAGCCACAGTGAACAGCCGTGCCAAATATATAGGTGTTGGTGTGCTTGCGCCAAAGGTCATTATGCCCGGGACGTTAAGGAGTGCGCTGTTGCTATTAATCACGCCGTCCGTCGTTAATACAACATGCATCACACGCACATAATTCTCCGGACTGATATCAATCGGTGCATATAGGACTTTTAGATCGTCGTCTCGCGTCCACACCAGCGGGACGTCCTGTGTAGTAAAGGAGGAAGAACTCCCGGAGCCCCCGCCGCTTCCGTTTTGGCCTTTTAAATTAGGGGTAGTAATGGAGCCGTTTTTATCGGTGATGGTAAGTTTGTATTCTGTGGACGTATTGCTTGCAACCGCCACAGTGGGACTTACCCCGTCTGTGCCGTCCCTGCCGTTGGCGCCTGCTGGGCCTGGATCGCCTTTTGGACCCTGTATGCCGGGCTCTCCCTTGGGGCCTGTTTCCCCCTTGTCGCCGCGCGGAATGGTAAAGTTCAGCACCGGGGCGGAGGCTGTGCCGGAATTGGTGACGGTGGCGTTTGAGCCAGGCGCGCCGGTGGTTGTTTCACCGACCGTTACGGAAACACTGCCGCTGCCCGCGCCATTCTGCCCTTTCAGGTTTGGGGTGGTGATAGATCCGTTTTTGTCGGTGATGGTGAGCCTGTACTCCGTGCCTGTGTTGCTTGCGACTGAAACAGTGGGGCTCACGCCGTCCGCCCCGTTTGCGCCGTGTGGGCCCGGCGTGCCTTCGGCTGAAATGCCGGTATCCGTATCGCCGGTCATCCAGTGCTTCGTGGCGCTGTCGATATGGGGCGTGATGCCGGGCTGGCCGGGTGTGCCCGGCGCACCTGCTTCACCCGGCTCCCCCTTTTGGCCAGCGGCGGAAACGCCGGTATCCTGGGAGCCGAGAAACCAGTTGCCGTTTGCCCCAATGTGGGGTGTGATGCCGTCCCGCGGGGAAGAGAGCGGTGTGTCAGCGGCGGATTCCTCCCCGGAAACGGCAGATTGGAAGCTAAGGCGAGCCCGGGGCGATTTGCAAAGCAGCACTTCCTCACCGTTCTTTTCACGGCAGCCCTCCACATTGAAAAAGAGGCCTTGCGCATCCGTTAAATCGTGCCAGAGCTTGCAATAAATCAGGTTGCCGGAGCGGTATGCGCGGTCGCCCTCCGTGGCTTCTGTGATCCGATTGGTTAAAATGCGCTCCTCGTTGCCATACCGGCAGAAGGCGAGGCGATAATATTCAATTTCAGAAGCCCCCATTTCCTCCGGCAGGCTGATGATGAGCTGTGTCATCAGGTGTTCGCCCCGCCGGCCGGCCAATGTGCCATCCGGATAGGAAACGGATTGGTTGGTGAAATCAATGCGTACGGTTCGCATGATGCGTTCATCCTTTCATGTTTATGGAATGGGGGAATTGCTATGCCTGCGGCTCGGAAATATTCGGAGATGCCGGTTGCTGGGCAAGCGCTTCCAGCTCGGCGAATGCGCCGCGTAGCTGCGCCATGCGCTCCCGGCAGGCTTTGAGCTGCCTGCTCAAATTCGATTTTTGAAGCGTCAGGCTGTTATATTCCTGCTGGAGTTCCGCCTTGCGGCGGGTAAGATATTCTTGCATAGTATATTTCCTCCACTTGGTTATTCTTTCGTTTCGCTCCACCAGCGTTCGTCTGTTCCCGGCTCTGTGGTGTTGCCGTCGATTTGTGAGGTATATTGTTTGCCGTTGTGCGTCACCTTGTCGCCGGTGTTGTAAGCGTCATGCGCGCCGGAGGGCCGCACCCAGGCGGGCCATTCGTCCGGCGTGACCTGCGTCCAGAGGGTGGGCGCGGCGCTGGGCCAATTGTCCTCCCGATCCCAGCAATCCGCATTTGCGCGGTAAAGGTTCCCCTCATGGCGGCGCACGCTGCGCGCGGGGATCAGGCCGCCATCCCCGCACAGCGGATCAAAAACCGATAAATAATCCCCGGATGAAAGCAACTCATCCGGGGCGCTTTGCGCAAGGGCGATATAGCTTGCCCGCATGGCGCGGGCTTCGTCGATGATGCTCATGCGTTTTCTCCTCCCATCAGGATATTGGTTGCGGCGGCGAGCTCGGCATAGGAGGGGGAGGGCAAGTCTTCCTCCACGTCGTCTATGCAGTCCGCAAATTTTTCAGCGATTTCAGGATAGGAATCCGCGTCCTGCGCCTTCATTTTAATGTCCTCGTAGATCATGCGGAGGATGTCGGGCAAGTCTCCGCCAATTTGCAAAGGGATTTCTCCAATATAATAATCGCAGATGATTTTGCCCTCAGCCGCTGCCTCTTTGCTCGCGTAGACGCATACGGCATAGTCCCAGGCTTTTTTTCTCGCGCTGAATTCCGCGCGTGTGACTTTTAAATAGGCGTTTGGGACGTGAAATCCATAACAGGTTTCAACGTCGGATTTTATAAATGCCATTTTGCGACCTCCTTATCTTGGCTCAACCGCGATCCACTGCACAGCGGTATAGCCGTCTGCTGTTTTGGTGTTTCTTTGCACGATGATTTTTACACTGTTGGCCGTAGGCGGTCCGCCGACTGCCGCTTGGACAGTGTACGGGGCCCCGGTTCGGGGTGTTACAATAACGCGAGGCGCTTTCGAAAAGGCTGGTGAAAAGTATACAGTTGTTTCTCCGGTATAAATACTGCCGGACAAGGAGCCGTTTGGCACCATTGCTTCGCCGCTTTGGATAGTGCCTGTGTGGTACAAATTTTGGCTGTTAAGACTGGCATAGTTTCCTTGCATACTTATATATTTTCCAGAGCTATTTTTGACTACAGCAATAGATACACCGTTACATTCTATCCCTATAGACGAACCGTAGCTCCCCATGTCCATGCCCCACATATCGCCATATAAAGTGTTGCTAGCATTCCTAAACTGTAGGCCTGCACAGTTATAGTTCGATCCTGATTGTGTAAAGCCGGATATAGTAACAGATGATCCTTCTCCCGATGTATAATTAGGAGATAGTGCCTTGAAACTACCTGACATCTCCGCATTCTTACCTACTATCTTCCCGTTCTCCAGATCAAAGTACGAACTCCCATCCTTCGACTGCAACCTCCCCGCTTTGATCTGCGTCGCCGTAATATTCAGCTTTCCATCGCTTCCCAGCCACATCCC